TCAGGGAGCGGAAAGAGCGCCTATGCACTATATTCCTACATATATCGTCCATTAAAAGATTATCCTGATAAAAATATTAAGTTATGCTATTTTAGTTTGGAGTTGTCCACTGAACTTTTACTTGCAAAACTTTTATGTCTTTATATTTTTGAAGAATTTGGAAGAATTATCCCATTTACAAAACTGATGTCTTGAAGTAACATTCTTGATGATGATGATTATGACTATGTTATTAAGGCCAGAGAATGACTAGAATCAATTGATTCAAGATTAATCATATATGACTCTGCTTTAACATCAAGTTTCTTCTATTCAAAAGTAAAAGGCCTTTTAGAAGAAAATGGAAAATTTCACCCTTCACCAGATGGAAGGCGTACCCTCTATACAAAAAACGATCCAGAACAGATAGTTATTGTTGTAGTAGATCATTTGAATCTTACTACTCCAATACAAGGTCGTTCTAAAAAAGAGGAGATTGATTTAGTATCAAAATATGCAGTTACTCTTAGAAATCAGTGTAATGTTTCTTTTGTGATGCTCATGCAAGAGAATAGAAACTCTTCAAGTATGGACAGAAGAAAAGCAGATTTAACTGAATGTTCATCTGAAGATATTGCTGATACTAGTGCACCTTTTCAGGACAGTGAAATATGTATAGGTATTTATTATCCACTTAAATTTAAGTTGAAAACTCACAAAGAGTTTCCAATAATAGTAGACGATAAAATGAGTGATTTTGAAGGTCTTCGTGGAAGATATAGAAGTTTACAATTAATTAAAAATAGACAAGGGGAATCTGAAAAAGCAGTTCCTGTAAATTTCTTTGGTGAAATTGGTTATTGGAAGGAACTTCCAAAAGCAAGTGAGATTAAGGACTTTAGAAAATATCTTAGTCTCAATACAGCACTACAAGAAGAGGAAGAAGATGATTCTACAGTTGATAATTTGACTGGAGAAATTCAAAAACCTTTAACATTTAGTTTTTAATGGCGAATTTAATAGCTGTTGTAGGTTCCAGTGGAACCGGAAAAAGTTCTAGCATAAGAAATCTAGATTCTACGCAAACGTTCATTGTTAATGTTGCGTCTAAACCGCTTCCTTTTAAGGGATGGCGTAGTAAATATTCTGTTTGAAACAAAGACAATCCAACTGGAAATTATATAAACACAAGTAATGTTCAGACTATTGGACAAATTCTAAATTATATTAATACCAAGAGACCTGAAATTAAGAATGTTATTATCGAGGATTCACAGTATCTCATGGGTTTCGAATATATGGATAGGGCTCAAGAGAAGGGATTCCAAAAGTTTACTGATATTGCTCAGAAATTTTATAGCGTTCTAAAGGCAGCTATTATGATGAGAGATGATTTGAATGTTATCTTAACTTGTCATAGCGAAAATATTGGTACTGCAGATGAACCTCAGCTTAAAATAAAGACATTAGGAAAGATGATTGATAACTCAATTACTGTAGAAGGTCTATTTACCTATGTTTTCTTCACAGATATTCGTAAAGGTGAAGATGATAAGCCTGAATATGTATTTCAAACACATTCTGATGGTACTACTACTGCAAAGAGTCCAATGGGTTGTTTCGAGGAAGACTATATTCCTAACGATTTGGAATATGTTCTTGAAAAAATAGCTGAATACGATGCTTAAAATATCATTTGATTTTGATGAGAGTACTCAAAAGGTTAGCAATGTAAAAGTTGTTAATTCTAATTCTACAATAACAGCCAGCACAAAATCTTACGATCTGGGAGTTGAAGACAATAAATTGGTTCTTACTCCAAACGCAATTAGTCAATTAGGTGCTGTAGCTGGTGATAGAATTTCTATAAATTATTGAACAGTAGATAATGAGACTACTTATCCTATTATAAGTAAATCTGATGTATTCACAGATGGAGCAAGTGGCAACAAGCTTACACAGAAGGGTACTATTTCATTTAAAGGTCAACAAAGAACCAGTCTATTAAAGTTTGGTTCTGCGTTTACATTCTCAGAATTTAAAGATAGAAGTGGAGAAGTCAAAGAAAATGTGTTTGTGCTTACTCCAGTAGAAGATCAAGAAACATCAAAAATAGAAGAATCTCTTGATGATGAAAAAGAACAAATTCAAGAAATTAATTCTACAAATAGTGCAATAGAAGATGAGATAGCAGAAATGCTCGGGGATGATTATGATGCACTCCCCTTCTAATTTAATTGATTTAATATATTTTTAATATGGGAATGTTTGATTTAAGCGCTACCACTGGCGTTAAAGAGAGTGGAAAGTTTCTTCAGGCTGGTATTCACAATGCTAAATTTATTAGTGTAGAACTTGGCGAAGTTCATTCACAGAACAAAAACCAAGATTATAAGACCATGAAACTCACTCTTGATATCGATGGTTATGGTGAATTTACTCATAATTTCTTTGAGCCTACTTCTGCTGACAGAAGTGCTGGTACTTTTGGAGAAAATCCTTCACAGGTAGAGCATTTTATGGTTGCTGTTCGTCAAATTTGTGATGCACTTTCTCCTGAAATTGGAGAAATGATTGACAACGATGATGTAAAGGTTAATGGTAAAAAGGTAAATCTTAAAAACCTTAATTTCGATCAGCTTGTTAAGCTTATTGGTATTCTTACCAAACCTTATACTGGAACAGAACTTGAAGTAAAACTTGTTCCTCAATCTAATGGTTTTGCTGCAATTCCTGGTTTTCCAGCCAAGATTTCTCGTACAGGTGCACTTAGTATTGCAACTCGCTTTATTGGACACGATCTTGTAATGAATCAATCTGAACAAAAGAAGATTGATGCCGCTAAGAATGCTCAGCCAACTAATATGGCTCAGACTGGTACTGGTAGTGTAGAAGGATTGGCTGAGAATCTTGGTATTGACACCACCGATACTACCGATCTCCCTTTCTAAGATGTAAATGGAGTATTCTCTGGAGCCCATATCGGTGACTAAAGAACTGATACTATCGAAAGTTCCAGAGGAACAGATAATGGAACATTATCTTGGTGTAAAAGTACAGAAAGGTCTATTCAAATCGCCTTTTAGAAATGATAGACATGTAACTTGTAGTTTTTATCGTAATAAATCTGGAAGACTGATTATGAAAGACTTTTCTGGTGCTTTTATGGGAGATTGTTTTGCGGTAGTTCAAGAAAAATTCAGTGTTAGTTACTACATGGCCTTACAAATAATTGCAAATGATTTTGGCATTATTCATAGAAATGGCTTAACGGTTAATAAGCCTAAACTTGAATATACAGGTTCTGTTCTTGAAAAATCAGAACAAGCTAGAATTCAGGTTGAAATTCGTGAATGAGACGAAATTGATTTGGATTGGTGAGGTAAATATGGAATAACAAAAGAAACCTTAGATAAGTTCAAAGTCTATCCTTGTAAAACTGTATGACTTAATGGAAACATTTTTTATGTATTTACTGGTACTGAAAGATGTTATGGATATTTTGGTGGAGTTAAAGACGATGTAGAATATTGGAGAATATATTTTCCAAAAAGAAGATCGTGAAAGTTTATTGCAAATTGAAAAGGTATTCAAATTCAAGGTGCTCATATGCTCTCTAAGAAAGGTGGTAATGATGTAATTATCACCAAATCTCTTAAGGATGTTATGGTTCTTTATCAATATGGAATTCCTGCAATTGCTCCTTGTTCTGAAAATGTATTTATAACGGATTCACAATACGAGAGACTTAAAAAGAAGTATAAGAATGTATATCTCTTTTATGATAATGATGAAACTGGGATTAAATCAATGTGTAAGATTAAAAGAGAACACGAAGATTTAAGAATATTATTTCTTCCAAGACATGGTGGAGACAAAGATATTTCAGATTATCGTAAAGCACATGGAGATGAAAAGACAAAAGAATTGATAAATAAAGTTAAATTGTATTATGACGAAAAAGACAAAGAAAGAAGTGAATCCGGAGAATGAACAGAAGAAAATACAGAAGAAACGTAGTAGTAAGTATTCTAAAACTAAAGGTAGTCGCTACGAACAACAAATAGCTAAAGAACTACGTGATTTGGGATTCACCGGATGTGTTACTGCTCGTAGTGAATCA